TCAAGACAATGAAACATCTAATCATCAGAAAGAATGGTATAACGTATTTTTCAATAGTGGTGCTACAATCACAGATGTATATTCATACCTATTTGTTTGGGACGATGACCACTTTGATGTTACAAGATATGAATACAACGCGTCCTTGAATTCAGATTATCATGACGTTGTGGTGGCTGCTCTTAGATCAAGAGGTTCTTATAGTGGTCAAGCATTAAATTTAGAAGTTACGGGTTCAACTGTAAGTATTTCGGGTGATATCACAGGTAATCCTTTAGGTGAGTTTACTTTAAATGTAACAGGTTCTACAAGTGGTGCAAAATCATTCACTTGTTCATTAGACACAACATCAACAAAATTCATCACCAAAGTTTTAGGTCATGAAGTTTTTGATAAAGTAAAATCGGATTTTCCTTTATATGTACACGAAGTTTATTCGTCTCTTTTAAAATCTGCTTTTGATAAGGGTTTAATTAGAGGTTTGAGTACAACGGTTGTGGTAGAAACAGATGGTAACAACTTCTTAGGTCAGTGGGATACCACAATTTCTCCTATGGTTGTTTCTGAAGTTCGTGGTGGTGAAGTTGCAGATTTATTTGAAGTTATCACAATTTCAGATGGTGAAGCGGCAAACTTCCAAGTTAAAATAACGGTTCAAAACATCGATTTAGATAGTGGTGATTTTGATTTAATAGTTAGAGATTTCAATGATTCTGACGATAATATCGTTGTATTAGAGAAATTTACAAGATGTAATATGAATCCTGATTTACCAGGTTATGTTGCTAGAAAAGTTGGTACATCAGATGGTGAATATGAATTACGTTCAAGATACATTATGTTATCTATGGCGGATAATCACCCAACCGATGCATTTCCTGCTGGTTTCAAAGGGTTTAAAAATAACGGAACATTCGGTGGTGGAAATAAATTAGGTAGTGTTTTATACAAAACTGAATATTTTGACGCTGGCGATGTAATATCATATGAAGTAGACGGTACACCTGTTCTATCAAATGGTGACAAAGTAAGAAAGGTTTCCTTGGGTCTATCATCTCAAGTTGGTTTTGATAGAGACTTATTGAAATATAAAGGATTAGGAGCGTCAACAGAAACTTTTGGTTTCCACTTATCAACAAACGCATCTTCTATAACAGGAGTAACATTTCAGTGTACACCATATGATTTAGAAGGGTTAAGTAAAGATAAATTGGAAAACGTTTCTTTCCGTAAGTTTACTTTCGCGGTGTTTGGTGGTTGTGATGGTTGGGATATCTACAGAAATGTAAGAACTAACGGAGACGCGTTCATTTTCGGTAAAAATGTATATGTAAGTGGACATACAACCAATGGAGGTGTATTTAGTTCAAGTGTTGGTAACTCTGATTATTATGCTTACTTACAAGGTGTGGAAACATTTGCAAATCCTGAAGCGGTTGATATTAACGTATTTGCAACTCCAGGTATTAACTTCCTCGACCACAGTTCATTGGTTACTCAGGCAATCGACATGATTGAAAATGATAGAGCGGATTCACTTTATGTGATGAACTCACCTAACGTTTCAACCGCAGAAGAGGTTATTGACAATTTGGATTCAGTTTCAATTGATAGTAACTACTCAGCAACATACTGGCCTTGGATTCAAGTAAGAGATGGGGACAACGCAACTCAGTTGTATATTCCACCAACAGGGGAAGTTTTAAAGAATATCGCATTGACCGATAACGTTTCATATCCTTGGTTCGCTGTAGCGGGTTATTCAAGAGGTTTAATAAACGCGATTAAAGCATACAAAAAACTTACTCTTGATGAAAGAGATGACCTTTATAAGAACAGAATTAACCCAATTGCAACATTCTCAGACACTGGTACAATTATTTGGGGTAATAAAACCCTACAGGTTAGAGAATCTGCACTTGATAGAATCAACGTAAGAAGATTATTATTAAGAGCTAGAAAGTTAATTTCAGCGGTTGCAATTAGATTGTTATTTGAACAAAATGACGAACAAGTAAGAAATGAGTTTTTGAGATTAGTAAATCCTATTCTTGAATCAATTAAGAAAGAGAGAGGTTTATTTGACTTCCGTGTAACAGTATCAAATGATCCAGAGGATATTGATGCTAACACACTTAGAGGTAAAATTTATATCAAACCTACTCGTTCTCTTGAATTTATTGATGTTGAGTTTGTTATTACACCTACAGGTGCGTCTTTCGATAATATCTAAAGTAAAGTATATAAAAATGAAAAGGGAGTCCATTGGATTCCCTTTTTTGTTCCACATGTTCCACGCGGAACCATTTTTTATAATAATTATACTTTTATATACAATCCAGTATACTGGAACCAGATATTCTAGTATTTATTAATAAGTTAAGAAATATTCTAGAACTGGATACTGGGACTAGTAAAAAACTAATTAAAATTTTTGATAAAATCAAGTATTGAATCAATTATAGTTAAAAAAAAATATTTCTTGATTTGAATATATTTATAGGAATAAAGAATAACTAAAAACTTAACAAATACAAAATGGCAGATTTATTAATGAAAATGCCGGTTCCTTATGAACCGAAAAGACAAAACCGATTCATTGTTAGATTCCCATCATCTTTGGGTATCAATGAATGGTATGTAACATCAGCGGCTAGACCAAGTGCTAAAATCAATTCTGTGGCTATTCCCTTCTTGAATACATCGACATATGTAGCAGGAAGATTTGAATGGCAGGAAATGAGAGTAACCTTTAAAGACCCAATTGGTCCATCTGCTTCTCAAGCACTTATGGAATGGTTCCGTTTACATGCAGAATCAGTAACAGGTCGTATGGGTTATGCTGCTGGATATAAAAAAGATATCGAATTAGAAATGTTAGACCCAACAGGTGTTGTGGTTGAAAAGTGGATTCTACAAGGTACATTTATTACCGATTTAAACTTCGGTGATTTAGATTACTCAAGAGATGAAATTGCAACTATCGTTTGTTCTTTGAGAATGGATAGATGTATCCAAGTTTACTAAAATAATAAATCTGTCAAAAATAAGGTATCTCAAAAGGATACCTTTTTTTATTTTAAAACTTTACATTAAGATAGTTATTTAATATATTTTATTCTATGGAACAATTTGTAGTAGACCCAACAATTGCATATGATGTTGTAGAATTACCAAGTAGAGGTATTCATTATACAATACAAAAAAAATCTTTAAGAGTTGCATACTTAACCGCTGCTGATGAAAATATACTATCGGCACAAAACCTAATTCAAAGTAATGCTGTGGTAGATGAATTACTAAAAAGAAAAATTTTAGATAAAGATTTTAACACAGACGATTTAGTTGATGAAGATAGACAAGCCGTTTTAATCTTTTTAAGAAACACCGCGTTCGGACCTGAGTTCAACGTTTATGTAACCGACCCAAAAACAAGCGAAGCATTTACCGCGAAGGTTGATTTAAGTGAAGTTAAGTTTAAAGATTTCGGATTAACACCAAATGAAAATGGTGAATTCAAATACTTTATGGAAAAATCTAAAGTAGAAGTTACTTTTAAGTTTTTAACTAAAAAACAACAAAGAGAACTTGACGAAATAGAAAAAAGTTGGAATGGTAATGGGGTTGCACCACTTGTAACAAAAGAATTAGAAATGATGATTAAATCTGTTGCTGGCAACAGAGAAATGATGAACATACATAATTTTGTTCAAAATCTACCAATCAAGGATTCACAAGATTTCAGAAAATTTGTTAAAGAAAATAAACCATCATTAGATCTTAAAAAAACAGTAACAACCCCGTCAGGAGACACAATCCAAGTTGAAATTGGATTCGGGGTAGAATTTTTTCGCCCTTTCTACGGATTATAGTAAAGGTCAATTAGACGAAATTTTATTTTTAGTTAAAAGAGGGTTCTCATATCGAGATATCCTTCTTATGCCTGTCTATATCAGACGATATTATATTAGTTATTTGATTGAATTGGAAAATAATACCAAATAGTATTTATTGATATGAACAAACCGTTAATAGGTGATTTTATTGGTAAATTTGGAAGTGCTGACGCAGATTCTAAAGCATATATAGATGCTATGAATATGTACAATAGAAATAATAATATTTCTGGTAATTATTCAGTAACACAAAGTGAAAGTCAACAATTTTTATCTCGTTATCATAAACCGGGATCTTATGATAATAGTAGTGGAAAAGGTATGATTTCTAAAGCGGTATCTGCACAAGGATTTACAACAGGATACGGAATGATAAGTGCGGAGGCGGCAACTGAATTAATTGGTGCCGACAAAATTGCTGACGCCGCTGTATCAATAGGTAAGGCGTTATTTGGTAGTCAATCATTAAAAGATGGGTTAAAGGGTCTTTTTTCAACTGGATTATCAAATCTTTATGAAGGTATGGTAGACATCGTAAATAAAGAAGTTGAATTAAGAAATAAGTTAAATAGTCAAATTGGTATTGGAAAAGAATTATCAAGAGGGTATAGAGATAGTATTGTAAATGCATATGACGGTGTTCAAGGTATGGGATATTCATTTGATGAATTAGCTGATACCGCAATATCTGCAACTAAAGAAACGGGAAGATTTTTCACGATGAATGAATCTGTTATGGAAAACATGGCAGTAACATCGAGAGCATTCGTAGGTGACATGAAAGAAATGGCCCCAATATTAAGAAGTTTTGAACTTACGGGTATTGGAGCTGAAAAAACATTAGAAAATATTAACGCTGGTGGTAAATCTTCATTAGTATTAGGTTTAAATATTAGAAAAACAACAGAAGAGTTTCAAAAAAATATTGGAAAAATAAATCAGTATGGTTTTGAAAATGGTGCTCAGGGATTAAATAGAATGGTACAAAAATCTGTTGAATTTAGAATGAACATGCAAAATGTATTTGACATTGCAGAAAAAGTAATGTCACCTGAGAAAGCAATAGATTTGGCTGCCAATCTACAAGTATTAGGTGGAGCAATTGGTTCATTAGGTGACCCATTCCAAATGATGTATATGGCAACAAATAACGTGGAAGGATTACAAGATGCGTTAATTGGGGCGGCAGAATCTTTAGCAACATATAATTCAGAACAAGGAAAATTTGAAATATCGGGTGTTAACTTAAGAAGAGCAAGAGCCATGGCAGAAGAACTCGGGATGAGTTATCAAGACTTATCACAAATGGCAATTGCTGCGGCGGAAAGAACCTCTGCAGCACAAGATATAATTGCTTCAGGTGTTTCGGCTGATGAAAAACAAATAGAGTTTTTAACAAACTTAGCCAGAATGGGTAAAGATGGAAAAATGGTTATTGAGGTACCAACAATTTTACAAGAACGATTAGGTCAAACAATTGCATTAGAAGATTTAAATCAAACTACTGCAAATGCAATTTTAGAAAATCAAAAAGCATTTGAAAAAATGGACCCAAAAGATATTGCGTTAGAACAATTTACAGAAACACAAAAATTAGCATTAACAGTTTCAGAAATTGCCGCAATGTTAAAAGTTGAGTTTGCAAACACTTATAGAAGTATGGGTGCTGACATGGACAAATATGTTAAGCAGGCTGATGACATGTTAAAAAATTATATCAAAGGTGATAGAAGTAACACCGATATAAATGCAGAAATTGAAAGTAGAAGAAAGGAATTAAACACAAAAGTTCAAGAAAATTCGACAAAAACAAACCCAACACCACAACAACCCGCAAATGTTAACAATAACCAACAAACTAATCAAAACAATACAAATACTGACCCCAATAATAAAGGTATTACCGCGGCAGAAATGGAGAGAATTATGAGAGATGCAAGAACACAAACCAAATATGATGATAAGGGTAAAATTGTGATATCCAACAGTATAGATTCCACAAATCCAAATGGTTATTTGTATGTTGATTTATAATTAAAGATTATAGGTTAATATTTTTATAAATTATCTATTTATAGATAAAAGAACTCGATGCCAAGTTACTTAGATTTTGATTCTACTAAAAGATTTAGAGATTATGTGTTAGGTAAAACTTTGAATCAACCGAATGGTCCTCAAACGTTTAACTCGGGTAACTATTCCATTCAAAATTTGAGTGACGGTGCTAACGTCAATCCGGGTACTGTTGTGGACAATAGGACTCAAATGTTACAACTTCCACAAACAGGTAACGTTTTTAAACCCTTAGAATTTAGTGTAACTGAAAATTTAGATACTCTACCAAGAAGAGCTAATCTTAGTTTATATCCATATTTTCAATTTCAAAACCACAATTTAATAAGTGTATTTAGACAGAATAATTTAGATTCTGAGTCAGAATTGATGAAGTTCGCTGGAAAATATTTATTATCAAACAATGGTCCTGTTTTTTCAAGAATTTCACAAAATATAGAAAGACAAACAAATGGTAGACTTAGAATTGCGGACGCATTAAATGGAAGTATTTCAACCGCATCAAACATAGTAACAGGAAGAGAACCTTTGGTTGCTCCTGATTATAGTATTACTGTTGCAAAAACTTTACCGGGTAAAGTTATTGATTTCGTTCAAGTTGCTGCTGGTGTTGAATTTCCTTTTTCAGAGATACCTGGTCAATACCTTTCTGACCCTAGAAATCCTATCAATGTAAGACCAACCCCTAAAACTCAATTAGGTAAAGCGTTTCAAGATGTAACGGGTGTTTTAGGTTCATTAATTGGTATAAAGAGAAGACAATCACCAACAAGAAAACCATCTGATATAATGATTGAATATCTTGGGGGAGGTCAAAAAAATGTTCTTTATGATTTATTATCATATTCAAAATACGCACCGAATTACACAACTACCGCTAGATCACAAAATACATCAAAGATTTTTAACTTTGTTGATAATGTTGCTCAAGGGGTAAAAAATTTATTAGGGGTTGAGGCACCAAGAGGTGAGGCATATATTGGAGACGACAGAGGAAATGACGTAAAATATGCAATGAATGATTTTAACGACAGACCTGTTAGAAGTAATTATTTTTTAAGTTTGATGTTTGACCCCATTCAAGCGGAGTTGTTTCAAAGAAAAAGAAATTATTCTGAAGGTGGTTCGATTACAGGTAAATTAACTTGGATTAGTAGAAATTCAAGAAATGAACTAGGTGTTAATAACGCTGAATGGGGTAACCAACAATCTGATTTCGACAATTCAACATCAACAAGTTTTGATTTCAGAGAAGATTCAATTTTAGGATATACACAAGAATTATTAGATACTTTACCAACGAATGGTGGGGAAGCTCGTTCACATGTTGCAAACGTAATCGACCAAACAAGTAGAATTTTCAGAGAAGGTGATGTTTTATTAAGTAGAGGTTCCGCGGTCAAATACGTAGATAAATTTGGTGAAGAAAGTGGTGTAGAATATTGTAGAGTTTGGACAAAAGATAGATCCTATTTGAATTATTCAGATACAATGAAAAGGGGTCAAAATGTACGAAAGTATGATGACAGTATTTTAGATAGACCTTGGAATCTTAATATTGCACCAATTTCTAACGGTGGAAAAGATTTTACAGAGTCTACGAACATAAAACCAAGAGGAGACGGATTCTACGCAAAAAAATACATGTTCTCAATTGAGAACCTTGCGTGGAAAACATCAAACACACCAGGTTTTACTGTTAATGATTTACCATATTGTGAAAGAGGAAATAATGGAGGTAGGGTTATGTGGTTTCCACCATATGATTTAAAAGTATCAGAACAAAATACTGCTAGATGGGAAAGTAACACTTTTTTAGGTCGCCCAGAACCAATTTACACATATCAAAATACAGAGAGAAGTGGACAGGTATCTTTTAAAGTGGTTGTTGACCACCCAAGTGTATTAAATCTTTTAGTAAGAGAACATTTTAAAGGAATGTCAGACGAAGAGTCCGAAAATTATATAAATGCATTTTTTGCGGGTTGTGAGGAAATAGATTTTTATGATTTAATAAGAAGATATGCGGAAATAACACCGGATGATGCTAAGTCTATCACTGATTATTTAGATGGTAAAAAGGACCCCGATAGAATTCAAGAATATAAAAGCGTTACAACAGGAGATGTTCCAAAAAAAGAACCACCAGTTTTAAAAGATAATAGTAAAAAAGAAAAACTTACTGTAAGTTTAAACTTTGCAAATGATAAACCTAAGGTAGTTGGTTCTGACCAATTTAAAGGTGCAAAATATACGACTGAATATAACACATCAATTGGTTACAGTGGATGGTTGAATGATACTACTAACAGCTTAGATATTGTGTTAAATGATATATTATCAGGAACCACGACTTATAATACCGCAAATGCAATACACGATAAAAAAATTCTATTTGGAAAGGACATTCCTACAGGAGAGACCTCAACATATAAAACACAAGTATCTAATGATTTAAATACAGAAATTCTTGAAGCTCAATCTAGTTTTACAACATATGAAACACAAACTACAACTTTAAAAACCGACATTGAAGCTGGTTTGGTAAAAGATTTGTCTGTTCAGATAGGTTCTTCTTGCTCTGCGTTGGCGGATAATAATTATAACTTTAGATTATCTATCAGAAGAACATATAGTATTATTTTAGATTTTTTAGATAGAATAAAAAAAGATGTCGATGCTAAAAGTGTTTTAGATTCTAAATGGCCGTCATCCTTTAGTGGAAATGCAACCCAACAAACAAATTTTGATTTACAAATAACATTAAAAGAATTGGGTTACGCTGAGTCCGATGGTAAAATAAATTTTAGGACAATCAGTTCTGGTGAATTAGCTTCAAATAAAAAAAGAGACTGCTCAACGAATGAATTTAAATATGGTGTCGGTGGGTCATCGGATATTTCTCTAAAAGTTGTTGCACCTGTTGCATTTGGTTGTAGACAATCTACTGTGATTTTTGAATACACAAAAACCGAGAAACCGGAACCAACACAATCAACACCTGAACCGGACCCAACAATAAAAACAAGATTGGAACCAAAAGACGGACCAACAACACCTCCTTCATCTAATAAACCACCAATTGACTTGATGAAGAGGATTATCATGAAAACACTTAGTGAGTGTTATTATTTTCAAAAATTAGAAGAAAGTGATCCTGTGGTGTTTAAAACATTAAAAGAAAAATTAAAATATTTTCATCCCGCTTTCCACTCAACAACACCAGAGGGTCTTAATTCAAGATTAACATTCTTATTACAATGTATTAGACCAGGTGACACTATACCTATTAAGGGATTGAGTGATGTTTCTGATTTAAATGCGAGAAATACTTCATTTGGACCACCACCAATTTGTATATTAAGGGTAGGTGATTTTTATCATTCTAAAGTTATAATTAGAGATGTTAACATAACATTCGAAGAAAATGTATGGGATTTAAACCCTGAAGGAATTGGTGTACAACCAATGATTGCAAACGTATCTCTACAGGTTAACTTTATTGGTGGTCAAGGATTATCAAAACCTGTAGAAAGATTACAAAACGCATTATCCTCTAACTTTTACGCAAATACAGAAATGTATGATGAAAGGTCAATTAATACCGCCGAAACTATTGATGGTGAAAACAGAGAGGATTTTACAAAAGAATTCTTAGAAAAACTGAGAGACAAATTCTCAAAAATTGAAGACATAGCAAATGATAATAAAGGTGATAATTTTGAGGAGGGTTACATTGGTAAAATAGATTCAACTAAATTAAAATTAGTTTATACCGAATTAGTGGATAACGTTTATAAAGCAACCGAAACTTACTTTGAAAAATATGTATCACTATATAATGAAATAGTAAAAGAATATGGTCCATCTATATCTTCTTTCATTTTACATCCGAATTATAGAGACATAAAACAGTATGATGTATATAATACAACATCATCAAGTGCGGGACTTAACATAGATTTGTTTGGAGAATATCCAAAAAATAGACAATTATCTTATTATGTGACTGAGTTAAAAAAATCCATGTTGAAGACATTGTCAACAACTGATATATGTCAAATGATGGGTCTTGATAATGTTTTACCGACACCAAAACAAAATAAAGCAAACGAATTATTACAACCATATTTCAAGAATATAATTGAAACTAAGATTAATTCAATTACGGATAAGTGTCAAATTTTAATTAATGGCGACGATGGTTTTATTAAACAAAGAAATGAAGTGATTGAGTCGTTAGATAAAGTGAACTTCATAGTAAAATATGGGTATGATGCTAAAATTTCAGGAACCACAACCGTAACTAAATGTGAATTATCTGGTTTTACATACAATTTAATTTATGATGAATATGATAATTGTATTGAACATTTTACAAATAACACAAATAAATTATACGAGGATTTAGACACCACAATAAACTTCAATAATCCAACAATTACTACGAGTACACTTTCTGAATTATTATCCGTATTATTAAAAGAAACAGATAAGGAAAGTTTTAAAAATGTTTTTTTGAAAGATACTTTAATTTTTGATACTAATACAATGAATAAAATAGAAAGAAAATACGATTCTTTTATATCAGATTCAATTAAAGACAAAAAATTCAAGTTAAAAAAATTAAAGAAAAGAAAAAATAATAAAGAAATATCATTTACAAAATCTACCGAGTCAGAAGTAACAGATGATGCGGTTAAAAGTGAAGTAAAAAAATTAAAAGATAAAAATAAAACTCAACCGATAAATAATAAATTAAACCATTTTAACTCATGAGTAGAAGTTATTTTGATAGGTATCAGTTTTTTGTAGATGATGGTAAATTCAGAATTGTGCCGGGTATTGAAATACCCATAAAAGGTACAGACAAATATCATCAGTACAAAAGAGGTAAAGATAGATTAGATAAGTTGTCACAAGAGTTTTATAATACACCAATTTTTGGTTGGTTGATAATGTTAGCTAATCCAACAGCGGGTACTAATGAATTTGAAATAGGTGATAACTATATTTTAAGAATACCATTTCCTTTGAACACTACTTTACAAGATTACAAAAGAGGAGTAGAGTTGTATAATTTATATTATGGCGAACAATGATTTATCGAATAGTGAAAACATTTTAATTAAGACCGATGAAAATAATTTAATATACGTCGATCCTAATAGTGTATTGGTTGATGGTCAAGTTCAACCAAGGAACGTGTCTCAAGAAAAGATGGTTATGTATGTTAATCTTGAGGCAGATATAATTCCGAGAACAACTTTAGCTTCTGATGGTGACAAAAATTCACTCAGAAGTATTGCAAGTGGAACACTAAATTTTTTATCCTCACAAGTTGGTGATGCAACTGACCCATCAAACAGAGCATTCACATCAAATTGGTCAGACGCGTTTTTAGAAACTAACCAAAGAAAAGATGAAAAAGGGAATCCTGTTGGAGACCCCTTTAGAAGTGACGGATCGGGACAGTCGTTTGGTATCGAAAGTATCTCTATACAAATAAAAGGTGCTAATTTTATTCCTCAAGTTGCAATAAATTTTATAGATGTAAGAGGTAAAACATTATTTGATTCACCTGAAAATTCTCCATACAAAGCGTTTTTTCATATACCATGGCCGATATTTTATTTATCAATTAAAGGATATTATGGTAAAGCAATAAGATACAGACTTCATTTAGTTTCATTTAGTTCAAGATTTAATTCTGGTTCAGGTAATTTTGAAGTAACAACTAAATTTGTTGGATCTACTTATGCTTTCATGAATGATATTCCATTGAAGGCTATTTTAAATGCACCTTATATGTTCATAAGAACGGTGGAAGGATCACAAAAATTTAACGAAAAAACAGGTTTATACGAAAAGAAGGCACTAAAATCTTCCAAAGGGTATCAAATATTGAAATCTGTTTATTCAGAAATGAAACAAAAGAAACTAATACCACAAGATTTTCCTGTTAAAACACTTAGAGAACTTTGTATGTTAGCTTCTACATTAGATAAAAAATTAGAACAACAAATTTTCGACCAAGTCGTTGACCCAGAGGTTTTAGATGGAGTAAGAGCATATAGAGAAGTTTTAAAAAACTTTGAAATCGCAGTTAATGGTTGGAAAAATAAACATTTGGATTTAACAATATACACAGATCAAACAATTGATTCAGAATTAATAAGAGGATATGCCTTAAAAGAAAAAGATAAACTTGATTTAAAAAATGTTACCGGTGCAACCGAAAACGGAACATTAGAGGGTATTATTAAAAGTTATTCAGAACAATTAAAAAAACATCAAAAAACATTTAACGATAATATAAAGAAAAATGAAAAAGGTGAAACTGTTGGTATCGTTATTAATACAAGATTATTATCAAACACTTTACCACCAATAACAACCTATTATAATAAAATTAAAGATGACCCATCAAAATACTATGTATATTTTGACAAATTAATGTCAGATATACACTCAATCAAAAAAGTATTTTTTGAACAAAATACTAAAATTGAAAAAGAGATTGAAAAACAGATGAATAATATCATAAAAAATCCAAGTAAAGGATTTGGGTTTGAACCAACTGTTAGGAATTTATTTGCTGTCGTATTAGCAAACGCAGAGGTTTATGTAAGAATGATGAAAGATGTTCATTTTGATGCTTTTAATGTATCAGAAGACAGAAAAGACCTTATTGGTAAATTTTCAGATGAGTCGGTTGGTGAAGCGATTTATCCGTGGCCGGAAATTAAAAAAACAACACCTGGTGATAAACAGAGAGTAATTGCATATCCTGGTGAGCCGGAATTACAAGATAAATTACAATCATATAACGGATTGTTATGGCCCGAAGTTTCTTTTATTGAAGAATTTATTGGTGTATCAACAAATGTTAAAGACCCATTAGTTGAAAGAGAGGGAGGTGTAAATGATTTTCAATATGTCTTTGAAAGTAATCAGGAAGAATCAAGAATTAACGATATAAGTCAACTCTTTAGAATACAAGACACATTACCATATGGTAATAGAACTCCCGTTTCTTTTTTATATGAGATATATGAAAGAGCAAAACAGATTACACTTGTTGATTCTTTTGATGCAAGTGTTTTACTTGAATTGGCTAACATTGAATTTAAAACCATTCAACAAGTTGCGGGTGAAGAACTTGATATTTTAGATATATTAAAAACACATATCAATTCAAAAGATAAACTTTTGGAATACATGGAAAAACTTTCTCCATATGAAAGATATGAAAATTATAAAGAATCGGTACCGACAACAAACTACTTAAAAGAGACAATTGCAAAATCATTTAGAATTGAGCAATATAGGGGTTTAGATGTAAGTAAAAGTGTTGATTTAACTCCATATGAGAAATTAGATAAATATTTAATCAATTACACTCCAGAAGAATATAGAAAAAATATATTCCCATTTAATTCGACCAAATATTTGTCCTATATCAATAAAAGTAGTTTTAATGATGACGAATTTAAATTTAAAGGTGTTTTTAGACTAAGTACAGATACAGATGATTTTATAACAACACCATTTAACATTTATAATTGGGTAAAACCATTGTATAGACCTCTTGATGAAGTATTCAATTTGTTTACACAAGAATTTACAATTGGTGATAACTTTACTCACATATTGAATACACCATATTTTCATAAACAATTATATAGTGATTTTAACAAAACAACATCTTTCGGAAAATATGCTGGATCTGCTTACTTGTTATTAAATACGTTACCTTATTTTGATTTAAGAGATGAGATTGGATTTGTTAGGGCAGAGGGTAAAACTATAAATGAATCAACAGTAAACTTACTTTCACCAAAAAGATTATCATCAATTTTTAGAGAAATCGGTGCGACACATTATATCCCATATCATCTGATTGTTAAGTGGGGATCAATATATCACAGATATAAAAAGAAAAAATTAGAAGGTATTGATATTTTAAATGGATTTATAACATCTAATACAAATACTACAACCACAAACATAAACGGACAACAATTCTTTGATATACCATCTATTAGTTCAAGTTTAAATATATACCAATTATCGGGTCAAACAGTTTCACATGCTTTAGGTAAAGATGTTGGTATACATCCATACTATGATGCGATATATCACCAAATAATTAATGGTTACAATCATTTTGTAGTATCCTCAGGTAAGACATCATTTGAAACCAACGTATCAAATAATGTAATAAATTTAAAATATAGACAAAGAGAAAATGGTTTAAATTATTGGACACAATATGTAGACAATTCAAAATTTACACCAAATGATTTAACATATACAATATTACCATGTGATGGATTTAATCCTGCAATAAATTTAAAATCTAAAGTAAATGGTATTGAACCATCTGATTTTGATTTTAGTACATCCGAACAATTCAATTTTAGATTAGTTTGGAAAACCGAATATGTTGAGGAAACTTATAGTGGTAAAACATTTACATCACCATCAGAATATAACATAAAGGCCGGAGGAGATATATTACAATTATCCAACGACCAAGAAAAGATATATGATTTAATTGCAACTTTTAGTCCACAAATACTTGACGAATTTGAGGATATCTTTTTACAATTTAGTTCTGAACTTGTTGAAGTTGAAAACCCCATCAAGAAATTTGAGAATGTGGTATTTGATAATTTTCAACAATTATTAAAAGAAATAGTAACTGTAAAAAAAGAATCAAGTGATGGAAGTATAGAAGAGACTATTATAAAAATTGGAAACAAACAAAGTAAAAAATTAGCGGAAATATCGGAATTAATATGTAGTGAGAGAAACATGTTAAAAGTTACATTTGGAAACCCTAAAGAACTTGATTCATATGTATTAGACAATTACGTAAATAACACATTACCTTTTGGTGAATATAACTTTGCATCTCAAAGCGGAAACACCAAATATCTTGAATTATATGTGGGTGAGAATCCTGATACAGGAGTTACCTATTTGGAATTTTTCAGTATATCAGACATTGCATTAAATGAAGAAAATATTTTATTATTCAGACCTTTAGTATTAATATATGGTGGTTATATAAAAAATGGTGGAACCAATAATAGAACCGACTTTTCAAACTATTTGAAAAATAACATTTTGGACAAAGCCAGTACTACGTTAATACATGGTGGTGCTAATAATAGACTTAATCTATTTCTATTACAATTAATAAGTAAATTTTCTGGTTTAAAAATAGAAAAAAATAATGCAAGTATAGATTTTGTGGATGGGTATAATAACAGACAAATTAAGGTAGAACTTTATAATACTTTTAAATCATTTAATGATAAATGGGTTGCGGGTAATTCATTGGGACAAAGACTATTATTTGAAGAGTTTTTATTTTTAGATAGAGCAAATAGGGACATCGGTAGTAAGGCATATTTGAACATAAGCAAATTTGTTGGATTAACAAATGAAAAAAATAATAAAGCAAACCTCTACTCAACAATTTCCATGTTATTAAAAGATAGTGGATTTGACATGAGGGCGTTACCCGCATATGTAAACTTTTATGGAACAAATATATCAAATAGATCAAAAATCACACCATCTAAAAAGGTTGCAGAAAATTTATTTGGAACATTTTTAGATGTCGATTATGAAGAATCGTCACCTAAAATAATTGTTCAGTTTGTTGGACCATCATCTAAACACTATGCGGACGGAGACAAAAATTTCAATAAATTTAACGATGATAGTTTTGATATTTCAAACAGAAATAAAAATCCGTTAATCATAACTCTACCCGAATTGTATAATATTGACCAATTAAATAAATCCAATAAAGTAGTTGCTTTTGAGGTTAGTTTTGGTGACCAATATCAAAATATTTTTAAAGGAGTTACACTTGACCAAACCACACTTAGAAATACATCAGAATCTTTTGTTGTGTTAGAAAACTTAGCGAGGTCAGAATCGGGTGCAGGTACATACAATGTGGATGTAAGTCTTTTTGATTATTATAAACAAGCATCATATTCATGTGATGTAACTTGTATGGGTAATGTTATGATACAACCAACAATGTATTTTTACCTTAAAAACATTCCTATGTTTAGAGGTACATACTGGATTACTGAAGTTAGTCATAACATAAGAAATAATAATATTGAAACCAGTTTTAAAGGAACAAGAATACCGGTTGCGGCTTTACCCGATCCAGAAGATTCATTCGTATCAAGTTATAAGTCACTTTTAGACAAAATAACAAATGCAGCACGAGCAATTGTTAAGAGAGAAGAAGCCGCAAATACAACAGGTACAACCGAACAAGTAATTAGAACACCTGAGGGTAATTTTATAACTGATTTAGGTAAAACAACAATTAATGGAGAGGAACTAGTTCAAAGTGCTGGTATCAGTGAATTCGGTATTCCATATAATGGTTATGGTAATGAGAAGTTTATTCAGAAAGTAAAATATAAAAATACTGGTGAATGGTTTAGATCTGTAGTTGTTAGAATGGGTATGGAATCAAAAATTTACACAATACCGGACACAACACATATGTCTTTGTTAACCAGATTAAAAAATACTGTTAATGTTAATTCTGATGGTGAAACGGGATTGAAATGGTCAGAACTAAACGTATTGTCAAATTCACATAATTTTTATTCAACAAAGTTTCAGTTTACAAATAGTATAACTGCGGATAAAATCATAACCGGTACCACCGAATTCCTTAACCCCAATAACAGTAAAACGTTTCAAGTTAGCCCAATTTATGACATAGATAGGAGGGTTGAAACACTAAACGTTTCGGGACCTGTTAATATTGGGCCGTTTATTGATGGTTATGGTATTGCACTATCAAACAAATTAATGGAGAATTTACGTATCACAGAGGGAGATGTTCTATATTTTAGAATAAAATAAGAAACATTAATAATATACGGGATATTTATATTTATAATAAAAATATTATGGATAATAATAATAAATTGAAAAACACAGTAGACCAATTCTTAAATCCGAAACAAGTTAGAAACATTTCTAATGATGGTATGGAAAGAGAGGAATGTGATTTACAAACAGGGGAATGTTACGTTATCAGGTCTAAGGACGGGATTGTAGAAAGAATTAATAAAAAATATATTACCGAAGACGGTAGACAACTTTTACAAGATTAAAGCCATGAGTTTAGAAAAAAAATTACACGAAGAATTGATGAGATTTAACGCCATCAATAAATATGGAAAGAAAATGATTATGGAACAAGATGTTCCACCTGCACCAGTTGAACCACCAACCGCAGATGCACCACCACCCGCACCTGTTGATCCAGCTGCACCCGCAGATCCAGCGGCCGCACCAATGACGGACGCGGCACCCGCTGAAATGGATAGTACAGAAGAAATTGATATCACCGATTTAGTTAATATGACTAAGAGTATCAAAAAGGATATGGATGACAATAAGTCTGAATATGATGGTGTTGTTAACAAAATGGATGACGTTTTCACAAAACTATCTGATTTAGAAAGTAAACTGGTACAAATGGATCAAGTTATGTCTAAAATAGATGATCTTGGTTCTAAGGTTGAACAAATGAAGGAACCATCTGCTCAAGAAAGATTAGAAATGAGGTCATTAGACTCCTATCCGTTTAATCAAAATCCACAACAATTCTTTGCACAAAAACAAGGGGAAATGAGACAAAGTGGTAAGAACGAATATGTTTTAACAAAACAAGATGTTGACGATTATTCAAAAGACACAATAAGACAATCATTTAACCCTGAGCAACAAGAAGATGAATTTAAGTTCTAATGTTAATTTCTTTTTAGGACTACAAACCCAAATGAAAATTAATCACTGGCAAACTAAAGGGTTTGCTAGACATAAAGCATTTGGAGAATTTTACGACGTTATGGATGGATTAATCGATACGTTTGTTGAAAGTGCGATGGGTAAATACGGAAGATTTATACTTGATGAGGAAACCAAAACAATTCAAATGAATAATCTTTCTGATATGGATATGAAAGGTTTAATTAACACCGTTAGAGAAGCTTTAGTACAAATTGAATTAGATGAAAAAGACACGGATTTATTGAATATAAGAGATGAAATGATTGGAGAAGTCAATAAATTATCGTATCTTTTAACATTGGAATAACCCCTCAAAAATAATTTTAAAAAAAGATTAACCCGGATTTTGTAATTCGGGTTTTTTTATTTATCTTTTTAAGACAATGATATTATTAATTTAAATTTTAACTATTATGTCAACATTTGATGCAGTACTAGCACAGTACGAAAAAAGTAAACAAGCCACAAGTGGCAATGCAAACAAAGTCTCACAAGAAGACAGAATGAAAAAGTACTTCACTACAGTCCTTCCTAAAGGTTCTCGTGGAGAAGAAAGAAGAATCAGAATCCTCCCTACTAAAGACGGTGGTTCACCTTTTGTTGAGGTGTACTTTCACGAAGTTCAGGTAGATGGAAAATGGTTGAAACTTTATGACCCAAAGCAAGAGGGTAAAAGATCACCATTGAACGAGGTTTATCAAGGACTTATGGAAACAGGTGTAGAATCGGACAGAGAATTGGCTAGACAATACCGTTCTCGTAAATTCTACATTGTTAAAGTAATCGACAGAGACCACGAAGAAGATGGTGTTAAGTTTTGGAGATTCAAACACAACGCAAAAGGTGATGGTGTTTTGGATAAAATCTTCCCAATTTTTAAAAACAAAGGAGACATTACCGACATTAATAAAGGTCGTGATTTGATTCTTTCTTTGGGATTAACTAAAGCGGGTACAGGTAAAGAGTACACTTCAATTAATTCTGTAATTCCGGAAGACCCAAATCCATTACATGATAATTCAGATAAATCAAATGAATGGATTAATGATCAATTAGTTTGGTCAGATGTTTATTCTAAAAAGGGTGAAGATTATTTAGAATTGGTTGCTAACGGAGAAACTCCAAAATGGAGTACAGAAAGTAACAAGTGGATTTCTGCATCTCAATTGGATTCCTCATCAGAAGAAACAATTGCAGCACCAAAAAAATCAACACCAATGGTTGACCCACAAGAGGGTGAAGATGTTGATGGAGATCTACCATTTTAATTGGTAAAACAATAGGGGTTCGGCGATAACGTCAAAGGCCCCATTTTTAAATTTATTTATTATGGCAATCAAAAAAAACGATTTTAGTTCAATAAAGAAAAAGTTCTCTAAAGAGGCCGAATACAAGGCCGATAGGTTCTTTGATTTGGGTGACGCATTTTTAGATGCAACAGGTATTCCTGGTCCGGCTATTGGACATTTAAATATGTTCTTAGGTCATAGTGATACGGGTAAAACCACTGCACTTTTAAAGGCTGCGGTGGATGCTCAAAAGAAAGGAATATTACCTGTGTTCATCATTACTGAACAAAAATGGAGTTGGGACCACGCCGAGTTGATGGATTTCAATAAAGAAGATGATTTCTATCTTTTTAATAGTGATTTCGAGTATATCGAACAAATCACAGATTTTATTAATGAAGTGTTGGATGCACAAGAAAAGGGTGAAATTCCACACGATATTCTCTTCTTATGGGATTCTGTAGGTTCAGTACCATGTAAGATGACTTATGATGGTAAAGGTGGGAAACAACACAATGCATCTGTTTTAGCGGATAAAATTGGTATGGGTTTGAACCAAAGAATTTCAGGTTCTCGTCGTTCAGACAAACAATACACAAATACCTTAATTATTGTAAACCAACCTTGGGTAGAACTTCCTGATAATCCATTCGGTCAACCAAAAATCAAAGCAAAAGGTGGAGAAGCAATTTGGTTAAATTCAACTTTGGTATTTTTATTTGGTAATCAAAAAGGTGCAGGTACAACTAAAATCTCTATTACAAAAGACAAGAGAAAAGTTAAGATTGCAACAAGAACAAAAATTTCTATTATGAAAAACCATGTAAATGGTTTAGGTTATGAAGATGGTAGAATTCTTGTGACAGCACATGACTTTATGAAAGGTAGAGATGATGTTGAAGAAAAGAAAAGTATTGAACTTTACAAATCAAATCACGGAGATTATATTAGTAAAATGTTAGGCGTTAACGTTACAGACGCGGAAGATATTGAAGTTGTAACTGAGGATGAATAATTATTAATAAACATTAATGTCCGTTTTATTAGTTGATGGTGACAATTTACTCACGATTGGTTTCTATGGTCTTAAAAATCACTTCTATAAGGGAAAACATATTGGAGGAATCTATCATTTTATCAATACTCTTAGAAGATCGTTTGAGACATATCATTTAGATAAAATTGTCGTCTTTTGGGATGGGGAAAATGGTTCACACCAAAGACGACAAATCTATCATCTCTACAAAGAAAATCGAAGAAATAGAATTCGTTCAGAAGAAGAACTTGATAACTACAATTATCAGAGAAATAGAATAAAACAATACTTAGAAGAACTTTATGTAAGACAAGGTGAATTTGAGTATTGTGAGACTGATGATTGTGTGGCATATTATGTTCAAAACTCACCTACCGAGACAAAAATCATTTATTCATCTGATGGTGATTTAACTCAATTAGTTTCTGAAAAAACATCTATCTACAATCCATCTCACGGAAAGTTATACAAAACTGATGACATTATAACTTATAGTCATGAAGATATTCATATCAGTAATGTCAAATTGGTTAAGATGTTATGTGGGGACCCGTCTGATAACATATCGGGTATAAAAAGTATGGGGTTAAAAAGATTATTAACCTTATATCCTGAGATAAAAAACAGAGCAGTTAGTTTGGAAGAGATATTGGAGAGAACCAACTTATTACTTGAAGAAGATAAAAATAATTGGTTATATAAAAATATTCTTACAGGAGTAACAAAACACGGGGTATTTGGTGAGGAATTTTTTCACATAAATAAAAAGATAGTAAGTTTAGAAGACCCCCTTTTGACTGATGATGCCAGAGATACAATAGATTCATTAATAAATGATGTCTTAGACCCTGAAGGTAGATCATATAAAAACATGATGAAAATGATGACAGAAGACGGAATTTTTAATTTATTACCTAAATCAGATGATAGATGGACAAATTTCTTAAACCCATTCCTAAGATTAACAAGAAAAGAAAAAAATAAAAAATTAATTAAAATTAAAAACTATGACTAATCAACAAGAAATCACAAAATTTGAATTTTTGTTAACATTGGATGGTAACATTGTATGCCAAAGATTTTTTAATGTAAAAAATCATAATCCTCAAGCAAGGAGGTCTATGGATCTTCATTATTATGTAAAAGAAATTTCAGAAGAAATTAGTGAGGATTTGAAAATAAAAACTTCTGATTATCTATGTGAAAATCAAAATTATTTCCTCAATTTGGAGAGTGTGGAAGATGATGAAGAGAATAAAAAAGAGGAATTTTTAATTGAAATTAAGTTGAATGAGGATGTATTTATTTCAAGAATATTCCCCGCATATTACTACCATCCAAAAGTTAGATACACGGTAGATATTCGTCCGAAACTTAAGAAGATTTTGTCAGATTTGACTGACATATTGTCTTCGAAAAACTTAGAAACAAAATATTTGAATTACCAACTTTAAAAAAAATTATAAACATGTCTGAAGAGAAAAATTTTGGGTACTTAGGTCACACATTTCAACAACAACTGATAAAAGCAATTATAGAAGATAAAAAGTTTGGAGATGTTATCGTTGAGGTTTTAGAGAGTAAATACTTTGATAACAACTCCTTTAAGTTTATTATGGAGAACATTAAAGAACTTCATAAACTTTATAACAAAGTTCCAAACTACGAGACTGTAGCCCAAAAAATAATGTCTGAAGGTGGTAATAAGGACTCTAATAGACCACACATTGATACATTAGAGGCAATTAAAAATTTGGAGAAAAATGATGAATTTGTAAAAGACAAATCATTAAATTTTTGTAGACAACAAAACTTGAAAAAGGAGTTAAAAACCATTCAATCAATTATTGATAATGGTGAATTCGAGTCATACAATAAAATTGAAGAGAAAATCCAAAAGGCACTGCAAGTTGGTGTAATAAACGATAGTGTTGTCGATGTATTTCACAATATTGACGACGCATTAGAAAAGGACTATAGACTTCCAATTAGAACGGGTATTGTTGGTTTAGACAATGTTCTTAAGGGTGGACTCGGTAGAGGTGAGTTAGGTGTTGTTTTAGCACCAACTGGTACAGGAAAAACAACCTTATTAACCAAATTCTGCAATACCGCATATAATGATGGATTCAACGTACTTCAAATATTTTTTGAGGATAACGAGGGTCAAATTAAAAGGAAACATTATACTATTTGGTCAGGAGTTGCACCAGACGAACAACCAGAATTTAAAGATGAAGTTTTGAAATTGGTTAGAGAACAACAAGAAAGATCACATGGTTCTTTGAAATTATCTAAGCTTCCAAGTGATAACGTAACTATTTCTGAAATAAAATCTAAAATTAGAAAAATGATTTCAGAGGGTTTTAAACCCGATTTAGTGGTAATTGATTACGTTGATTGTATTTCACCTGAAAGAAGTGTAAATGGTGAAGAATGGAAAGGAGAAGGGTCAATTATGAGAAGTTTGGAAGCTATGACATCTGAATTTGATATTGCGATATGGACTGCAACTCAAGGTAATCGTGAATCAATTTCTTCTGAAGTTGTAACTGGTGACCAAATGGGCGGTTCAATTAAGAAGGCACAAATTGCTCACATTATCTTATCGATTGGTAAAACACTTGAACAAAAAGAAAATAACTTGGCAACATTAACATTATTGAAGTCTCGTATTGGTAAAGATGGTATTATTTGGCAAAACTGTAAGTTTGATAATCAATTCTTGGTTATTGATACCGAATCTCAAAATACTCTTTTAGGACATGAACATCAACAAGAAGAGAAGAGAGCAAACCGTGCGGCTGAAGTATTTAAGAAATCACAAGAAAGAAAATTAAGAACACAAAATTAAATAATGATATGAGTAGATTATTCACAGAAAGAATACCATTTAAACCATTTGAGTATCCTGAATATTACAACGAAGGGTGGTTAAAACAAATGCAGGCGTTTTGGTTACACACTGAAATACCTATGCAAGGTGATGTTAAAGATTGGAATGAGAATTTAAGTGATTCCGAAAAACATTTAGTTGGTAATATTTTATTAGGATTTGCACAAACAGAATGTGCGGTTTCAGATTATTGGACGGGTATGGTTACAAAGTGGTTTCCTAAACACGAGATTAAACAAATGGCGATGTCATTTGGGTCTCAAGAAACAATCCACTCAGTTGCATATTCATATTTGAATGAAACTTTAGGTTTAGAAGATTTCGAAGGATTCTTACATGATGAAACAATGAAAGAAAGATTTGAATTACTTACAAACACAACCGCAGATTGGACACCTGAAGATTTATCTAAGAACCATAAAGCGAGGGTTGAAGTTGGTAGAAGTTTAGCGATATTCTCCGCATTTGCAGAAGGTGTTGCATTATATTCATCATTTGCTGTTCTTTATAGCTTTCAAATGAGAAACCTATTGAAAGGTATTGGACAACAAATGAAATGGAGTGTTAGAGACGAGTCTTTGCATTCTAAAATGGGATGTCAATTATTCAGACACATGTGTTTAGAATATCCTGAATTATTGGATGAGGCAAGAGAAGATATTTACGGTGCCGCTAAGTTAATTCAAGAATTGGAATATAAATTTATTGATAAGATTTTTGAAATGGGGGACCTTGAAAATCTTAAAGCAAGTGATTTGAAAGAATTTATAACTAAAAGAATTAATGAAAAATTAGTTGAACTTGGTTATGAACCAGTATTCAAATTTAATGAGAAAAGGGCATCAGAATTAGATTGGTTTTATCATCTTACGGGTGGGGTTACTCACACAGACTTCTTTGCAATCAGACCTACTGATTATAGTAAATCGGGTGAAGGTGAAAATTGGGATGATATTTTTTAATTAACAAAAATTTTATTGAAATATGAAGAACTACGGAGAAGAACTCGGTTGGGAGCTCGATGTCGACTTCCCAAGTTGGGGAAATACAGAGATTTACGTAAAGACAATATCTAAAGGTTATCTCCTACCAGGAGAAAAACCAAAAGATGCTTATTGGAGAGTTGCAACAACTGTTGCCAAAAGATTAGGAAAACCAAATTTGGCGACTAAATTTTTCGACTACATTTGGAAAGGTTGGCTATGTTTAGCAACACCGGTATTATCAAATACAGGAAGTGATAGAGGATTACCGATATCTTGTTTTGGTATTGATGTTGGAGATTCAATTTATGAAATTGGAAATAAGAATTTAGAGTTAATGTTATTAGCAAAACATGGTGGGGGTGTTGGTGTTGGTATTAATATGATTAGACCTGCCGGTGCTAAGATTACAAACAATGGAACATCAGATGGTGTAATTCCATTTATTAAAATTTACGACTCGACCATTCTTGCAACTAATCAAGGTTCAGTAAGAAGAGGTGCGGCATCGGTAAATATTAAAATTGATCATAAAGATTTTGAAGACTTTTTAGAAATTAGAGAACCAAAAGGTGATGTTAATAGACAATCATTAAACCTACACCAATGTGTGGTTGTTAGTGATAAGTTTATGAAGAAGTTAGAAGAGGGTGATTCTGAAGCTCGTAGAAAATGGGGTAAATTACTTCAAAAAAGAAAGGCAACAGGAGAACCTTATATTATGTACAAAGGAAATGTAAATAAACAAAATCCCGAGATGTATAAGAAGAATGGTTTAAAGGTTCATATGACTAATATCTGTTCTGAAATTGTTTTACACACAGACGAATCACATTCATTTGTGTGTTGTTTATCTTCTTTGAATTTAGCAAAGTATGATGAATGGAAAGACACTGACTTAATCTATACTTCCACAATCTTTTTAGATGGTGTATTGGAAGAATTCTTACAAAAGGCAAAGAACATGAGAGGATTTGAAAACTCTGTTCGTTCAGCGGAAAGAGGTAGAGCGTTAGGATTGGGTGTATTAGGATGGCACACTTATTTACAACAAAAAGGTGTACCGTTTGAAGGTTTAACTGCACAATTTGAAACACGTAAAATCTTCTCACAAATCAAGATTGAATCAGAGAGAGCGAGTAGATGGTTATCTTCAGAATATAGTGAACCATTATGGTGTAAGGAAAGTGGTATGAGAAATACACACTTAAGAGCCGTGGCCCCAACTGTATCAAACTCTAAATTGAGTGGTAATGT